GCTATGACTAAGAATTATTTGGGCAGATCGCAGTTTAAGCAGTCTGTGGCGAATATGGATTTTGATGTTTTTTAGAGGGAGATTATTATGGCATCATTTAATTTCAATGGATCGCTCATCAGGCAAGAGGGTGAGTTTAGCGTTATCTTTGATGTGACGGTAAAGCTCGGCGTTGTTGTTAAGGCTGACACCGAAGAGCAAGCCGAAGAGCTGGCGCTGATAGCTTTGAATGATGGCGACTATGAGGTGCTGGAGATCGGCGATGTCGAAGACACCGAGATCGAAGAGCTATAAAAAAATCCCCGGCTAGTGCCGGGGCAGTTGGGGAGGAATCCATAGTGATTAACATAATCCGATGCGCGAAATAGTCAATGGGTCAGATGTAAGATTTGTTAAATTTCATTGGGCGCACCCGATGAACGTCAAGCTGAGGCATCACTCAAGCCAATGCTTTAAGCAAATCCCAAACTTTGTTGATGTGTTAAAGATGTACAGCAATGAGCCTCATGCGTGGACAGCGATGTATCGCGGCAGGATGGCGTGTTTCTTTGGGATCTGTAGTTTGTGGCCGGGCGTAGGTGAGGCGTGGATGCTGACCACCTCAGTTGTTGAGGGTCACGCGGTCAAAATGTTACGCGGCGCAATGCGTTATTTCGATATAGCGATGTCAGATCTAAAATTGCATAGACTACAGATAACTGTTAATGTAAATGATGGGCTTGCCATAAGGTATGCAAATGCGTTAAAATTCCGGCGTGAAGGTTTATTAGTTGGTTATGGCCCGAATGGCGATGATCACGAAATGTTAGCGAGGTATGCTGATGTCATTTCTGAAAACACCAAGACCGCCAGCGCCAGATCCAGAATTAGTTGCGGCGCAGAAGCGGCAAGAGGAACGTCTTGAAGCTGAAGAGGCTCAGAAGGCGGCGGCGATTGCCGCGAGGAAAAAAGCGCGGCGCATAGGCGGCCAGCGCTTGTTATTGTCAATGGAACGTGAAACGCCGCAGACTGGCGTCAAGTCAACTTTAGGAGCGTAATATGGGCAGTTTATTTGGCGGCGGCAAAAAGAAAGCACCACCACCACCACCAGTGGCACCACCAGAGCCAACAGGTGTTACTCGCGTTCAACAGTTGGCGGCATCAAAACTAAGATCTCGCAAAAGTAGTGGCAAATATTCATTGATAGGTGGCACAACACTTGGCCCAACTAAGGAAATCGTTAATCAAGACCAGAGCAACACACTAGGATAATCATTATGCCTCTTTATTCCGGCAAATCGAAAAAGAAAATCAGCAGAAACATTAGGACGCTGATGAGTGAAGGCAGACCACAAAAGCAAGCCATCGCCATTGCAATGTCTAAAGCTGGGATGAGTAAAAAGAAATGAAACAGGTTTGGGATAAAAAACGACCAAAAGATCTAGGCAAGCCGAAAGAGCTGTCACCAGCGAAAAAGCGAGCCGCTATGAGAGCCGCCAAGAAAGCTGGTCGTCCATATCCTAATCTTATTGACAACATGAGAGCCGCTAGGTCATGACGCTAAAAAGGCATCAAAACCCATCCGGCGGTCTAAACGAAGCAGGCCGCAGACACTTTGAGCGCAAGGAAGGCGGCAATCTAAAGGCACCAGTAAAGTCCGGCACCAATCCGCGCCGGGTGTCTTTCGCCGCTAGATTTGCTGGCATGAAGGGCGACATGAAGGACAGCAAAGGTAGGCCAACCAGACTTGCCCTAGCGTTAAGAGCTTGGGGCTTTGGTTCTAAAGAGGCCGCCAGAAACTTTGCACAGAGGCATAGGAAAACATGAGCTATTCACCAGAAAGCATTTTGAAACGATACGAAATGGCACAACGCCGGAAAGATAACTGGCGTCAGATCTATGAAGATTGCTATGAGTTTGCTTTGCCACAACGCAATCTATATGACGGTTATTATGAAGGTGGCGGTTCACCGGGTCAGAACAAAATGGCTCGCGTGTTTGACAGTACCGCAATTAACAGCACCCAGCGTTTTGCTAATCGTATTCAGTCTGGCTTGTTTCCACCCTACTCTAACTGGTGCCGCTTAGAACCCGGCTCCGATATCCCGGCGGCTCGGCGCTTAGAGGCGCAAGCCGCCTTGGATATCTACGCAGACAAAATGTTTTCGTTACTGCGTCAAACAAACTTTGATCTGGCGATGGGTGAGTTTCTGTTAGATCTGGCGGTTGGTACTGCCGTGATGCTGGTTCAGCCCGGTGACGAAGTGACGCCAATCCGGTTTACCGCCGTGCCGCAATACCTTGTGGCATTTGAGGAAGGCGCACACGGCAAGGTCGATAACATCTATCGCCGGATGAGATTGAAAGCTGAGGCGATTGTACAGCATTGGCCTGACATCGAGATCCCAGAGCGCCTTCAGCGCATCATTGATGAACACCCGACCAATGAGATCGAATTGCTAGAAGCCACTATCTATGAAGCTGATGAGGGTGAGTATTGCTATTATGTGATCTGGCCGGAAGGCAAAGAGACAATGCTAGAGCGCAAGATGAAATCTAGTCCTTGGATTGTGGCGCGATACATGAAAGTGGCAGGCGAAGTCTATGGCCGTGGGCCGTTGGTGACTGCTATTCCTGACGTTAAAACGCTAAACAAAACGCTAGAGCTGTTGCTGAAAAATGCCAGCATTAGCATCGCCGGGGTATATACAGCGGCAGACGATGGTGTGCTGAACCCACAAGCGGTAAGCATTAGACCCGGCGCAATTATTCCTGTGGCTCGTAATGGCGGCCCACAAGGTGAAAGCCTCAGAGCATTGCCGCGCACTGGTGATTTTAATGTTAGCCAGATTGTCATTAATGATCTGCGTATGAACATTAAAAAGATTATGATGGATGACACTCTGCCGCCGGACAATATGTCAGCACGGTCAGCCACAGAGGTGTCCCATAAGATATCTGAGCTAGCCCAGAACCTAGGGTCTGCCTTTGGAAGATTAATCAATGAGACAATGATCCCACTGATCTCACGCATCCTATATGTGATGGATGAGCGCGGATTGATTGAAATGCCGCTGAAGGTGAATGGCCTAGAGGTAAAGGTGACCCCGGTCAGCCCGATTGCTCAGGCGCAGAATTATGGCGACATTGAGAAGATTATGCAGTGGGCGCAGATCTCATCCAGCCTTGGGCCGGATGGGCAAATGGCGGTTCGCACATCAGCCATCCCAGATTACATCGCAGACAAGATGGGCATTCCTGCCGATCTTCGCACTACGCCGCAAGAGCGGCAACAAGCCGCTGAGATGGCGGCGCAAATGGCTCAAGCCGCCGCACAGCAACAGGGAATGTTGCCACCAGAAGGCGGTGAGATGCCACCAGAGGGAGCTATCTAAATGGACGTTGAAGGTTGGGAAGCACTCAGGACGGTTGAGCCTGAGTTGCGTAAGAACGTGGAAGATATGAAGGATGATGTTGATCGTTTGTATCTTCGCGTGTTTGGGTCAGAGGATGGCCAAGAATTATTGGAACATTTGAGATCGCAAACGATTGAGCAACCCACTTGGTACCCCGGCGAGGACGCCTCGCACGGTTGGGCTAGAGAGGGTCAAAACAGTATTGTTCGAGAGATCGAACGCAGAATGAAAAGGGCAAGACACTTATGAGTGATGAAACCGAAGGCTTGATGGCCTCCGCTACTCTGGAAACAGAAGGCGAAGATAACCAGCAGGCAGAGGCCGGAATTTCCCATATACAGCCAGAGCCGCAAGAGGCATCTGCTGAAACCACCACCGAAGCCGAGCGACCAGAATGGTTGCCGGAAAAATTCAAGACAGGCGAAGATCTCGCCAAAGGCTATGCTGAATTGCAAAAAAAATTCAGTCAAGGCAAACACAAGGCGCCAGAAGAGTATGACGTTAGTGCGTTTGCTGACGCCAACATCCCAGAAGATGATGAGCTGTTCAATACCTATAAGGATTGGGCAAAAGAGAATGGCATTAGCCAGAATGCGTTTGAAGAGCTAGCCAGCAAGTTTGTGGAGATGGCTGGGGCTGAAGCGGATATGGCTGAGGTTTCTTATCAGGAAGAATATAAGAAGCTTGGCAATAATGCTGATGCTATCATCAAGTCTATGACTGAATGGGGTCAATCCTTAGTTCGCAAAGGCGTCTGGGGTCAGGATGATTTTGAAGAGTTTAAGATTATGGGCGGCACGGCTCAGGGCATCCGCGCTCTTCAGAAGATCAGAAGCTACTATGGCGACCGCTCTATTCCGATTGATGTGGCACAGCCGGAAGGTGCGCCATCGAAGGATGAGCTAACCGCAATGGTGGCGAAACCTGAGTATCTCAATGATCCGATCTACCGAGCAAAGGTGGAGAAGATGTTTGAACAGGTTTACGGCACTCAGGACTATCAAGCTATGTAAATTAACTGGGGTGTTTACACG